ATCGGTCAAGCGGTTAATCCAGATACAAATGAATTTGAAACAGCTTTCTATTATGGCGGTCAAGCATTCTTCTTATCAGAATTTATGCGGGAGGTTATCTAATATGAGAAACAGAGCAGAAGAAGGATGTTGTACTAACTGCGGAGCAAATGTCGGGGAAAACAGATTAGGGCCGTGGGGATTATGTTCTGATTGTAGTCATTTAGATACAACGGAGCCTCTATAGGTAGTCACATAACCCAAGAAATACCTTTTACCTAATATAAGTAAAAAGCGGGCGGGAATCCTTTTCGGATTTAGCCCTTTTTTTATTACCTGTTACACATGTACCTATAAATCAGTTATAACCTCCCCTACCTATACCCTTACCTACCCCTAAAACACCTCAGATACCTATAGCCTAACCCCTCTATAAATACGCTATAAACCCTTATAAATCAAGGGTTCGGCGGGAATCCAAGCCGGGCGGGAACCCTTCTAAAATTCTTGTCATTAATTAATCTAGTATAAACAAATACATAATAGATATTAGTAATCAGATTCATCCAACATAAGATGTTAGTACAAAGATTTAATTTTATTTGATTTCTATTTGGGTCAATTCAGATTTCAGCACTCAGATTCACGTTCAGCCTTAGAGCCACAAGGGTTTACACAGATTTTAGCAACCAGATTCATTTTTCGTTATACCTAATAAAAGTATTGAAATAACCACCAACCACCTAAAGACTTGCAAGTTGGCAGTTGGTATCTCGATGGTACCATGCGTCCATATTTACATACATACATAAGTATGGTAGTATGTATATACATAAATAGGGAGTGTGATTACCTTGAAAACGACTGTAATTATTAATGATGATGTACTTATAAAAGCAAAAGTTCAATGTATAAAAGAAAAGACTAATCTAAGTAAAGTTATAAATGAATTGTTATTAGCTTGGATAGAATCATCAGAAGAAGTTGAGACTCCGAAACTAAAACAAGAAAAAGCTAAGACTCCGCAATTCAGTGCATTCAGTGAACCGCAACGAACATTCAGACCCTTTGGGTTCTACGATGAAGACTAGCTCGGCCCCTTAAAAAGTTCTTTACGTTTTAAGTCCTAATCTGTACTAGCCTACACAGTTCGACAAAGTGTCGGATGGCGGGACGGCCTTAAAAAAGTTACCGCACTCCGCCCTAATCCTGTAACCAGTTTGTCCTATCTAAAGATTACGTTAAGATTCCGCCATCCTCAAAGAATCAGTTAAGATTCCGACTCTCCTTATCAAGTGATAAGTCGAGTTTCTTCTATTATATAGTGTTTTATTTGAAGGGAAGAATAAGTTAAGATTCCGCTTATAAAAAGTATGGGCGGGGAATATCCATAGAAATCATCTTTAGGGTATTCTATACATGGGAAGGGAACAACCCACAATACTAAAACTCAAATGGAGGCTAAAGATTATGACTATCAAAACTTATACTCACACGGCGGAAGGTCAGCAAGTATTAGGTTATTTAGAAAACATTATTTCTACTCACGGCATGGAGGTTTACAAGTGCGATACTTGTGAGGAATTATTCGGAGGTCGGCCGGAAGAAGCTAAAAATGATAATGGATATCCAGAGTGCGGGGTTTGTAGTTATGAAAGAAAGGCTATTAACCGGGCGGAGAATCCAATGGAATATCTAGAAGATTAAAAACCTTTCACAAGTCCTCCCATCTTGGTACTATAAAGGTGGGAGGGAAACACCCCACAAATAAAACTATTGGAGGCTAAAGCAAATGACTAAAACTCAACAGTACAAAGAAAACAGGGAACAACTTAAGCAAGTGGCAAAGGAAATCAGAACTTACTTAAAAGAAACCGGCGGGACATTCGGGGTTAGAGTCCAACAAAATAACGTAATATGGATTAGCGGTCAATATACATTCGGAGTACCGGCGGAGGCTAGGATGTTAGCGGAACATACTTTCAACGAATGGTTGGTTGAGTTGGCGGATAAGTACCTTCTTTATCTAAACATTGGTTCAGTACATCGACACCTAAAACCACTAAACGTAATGGAATAAGTGAAAGGTGGGGAGGTCAACAAGACTCCCCTATAAATTACATATATAATAGAAGGAAGTGGATTCAGTTGGCAAAGTTTACCGATAGATTAGTGGAATGTATAGAGGAAGATAAGTACCCAGAGTGGATGGGCGGAGTATATCTTTTAGCAATCATCACTACGATTATAGTATTTAGTCTCTTGTTATAAGAGGCTTTTTCTTTTGTCTTCGAATTTAAGCCTACGTTAAGATTCCGCATTTTTGTACCCAGATTGGCGGGAACAGATTCCTAAAACAAGTCTCACTGATTCATACCCCAAGTCTCACAAACAGGGTATTATATAAATAGGGAAAGGGAACACCCTTCCACTTATACTCTTAGGAGGTACACGGGATGGAAACAATTAAAAGGTCTTATCATACGGATATGGGAGGAAACAAATTATGGGAGGACTATCCGGCACAATTGGATTGGGATGGACAACAGGCGGGAATGGAATATCTGGAATCTCAAATTTCTATATTAAATAATATCCTTTTAGGGGCATTACACAAAATGGAATTTAAGGAATATACAATGGAACAGGCATTGGAAATAATAGGGGAAACACAGGTATTACTGGAGGAAATACAAATCAATCTGGCATGGCATTCGGATGGGGAACCGGGATATCCCAAACAGGAAACTTATCTTATGGAGGCATACATGGGACGGTCAGGCGGGTATACTTCGGAATTATACAAGGCAATCACGGAATTATATAACAAGGTATATCCAAAATAAAAGGAAGGACTCACTCTTTTAGGGTGGGTTTTTTATTATGCCTACAGCGGGAACAACTCCGTCTAGCTTACGCCCACCGCCACCCGCCAAACAAAAAGTTTACGATTACCCCTCTAGTATCAAGTCACCAAGTAACCAAGCCACCACCCCGCCCGGCGGTCGCAAACAAAAAGTTTTACGAACTCGTACTAGTATCCAACCACTAAGTACAGTTTCAACTTCTCGAATGTAAAACTTTACTAGACTAAAGGAATACGTCCAGACCCCGAATGTCAACCGTTATTTGCAAAAAGTCAAGTGTCAAGCAAAAGTTAAAGATTCACAAAAGAAATCGAATGTCAACCGTTAATTAAAAATAATTGAATGTCAACAAAAAATTAATGAATCTTTTTTATTTTATTTTCATTAAAAGGGTATACATATTACCCATTTGGGCATATAATAGGGATATAAGGTTAAGGGGTACACAATCACCCCTTAAAAATTCAACCTTATATAATAGGAGGCAAACACAATGGCAAACACTCTTACAATCAAAACAGGTATTAAAGGAATGGATAACACATTCACATCACTGGTAAACGGAACGGATTTAAAACCAAATCAAAAAGGACTATTAAACAAATTTCTAAAGGATATCGGGCATATTTCACAGGAACAAATAATCCTTCAGGAATTGGAAAACACGGAAACAAAGGAAACACAGGAACAACTAAAACAGGAATCACAGGAACAACTGGAGGAATTGGATTTATCTTTAGGAAACTGGAAAGGGTTAACGGAGGAACAACAAACGGAATTAAAAGGCTCATTATTAAATACCCTTTACGGAAAGGGCGGGGAACATCTTTCAACATTCCCAACTCTATTGGATAATAAAATTAATACATGGGTGGAGGAAACATACTCAATCTCAAAACTACCAACGGCAAAAAAATTAGGGGATACAACCTTTTCAAAATGGACTAAGGAAAATGGGGAAATAAAAATTCTTCCTATAACTAAAGGGGATATCAATTCTAAAACAAAGGCAAAAACACATTATCTCATTATCCTACTACCTAATAAGGAAATGGACTTGGATATCTGGAAACTAGGCAAGGACGGGGATAATACTCTAAAATACACGGAATACAACCTTTTAGGAAAGGTCACCCTAACAAATAAACATTTCCATATACTCAACTACTACACAAACTCTAATAAGGCATATAATCAGGCAAGGAAACTCACAACACTATTACAGGTAGGGAACACACATGGGGAACTGGAAAGGCAAAAAAACCTATTCTATGGGGAATACACCTTGGACATAAACGGGGATGGGGAATATATACTCAAAAAGGCCGGGCAATCCTTTAAGGATATCGGGCACATACTAGGAAGGGAACAACACAAGGACATCCCAATAAACTATATGGAAACACTACAAATCATCTAACACATACAAAGGGTTACCCATACAAGGGTAACTCTTTTCTTTATATTAATATAATAAATAATATTATTTTAATATATTATTTATTTATTATTTCAATATAACATCTATCACTATACTACAATAACATTCCTTTACCTCTCTACTTCTTTAAAACTTTACTACGGTAAAGGCTTTTCGACCCCACCACTTTAATTGACTAAAGGGCTCACCGCCGGTGGTACTTACTTTCTGTATCAAAACTTATTTTCGAAACCATCGCTTCTTTCTGTATCAAAATATATTTCTTAAATACTCGCTTCTGACAGAGGGCACATGGATACCTGTCTATAAAATTAGATAGAATCGTCTAACTGGGGAACAGAGGGGAACAACTGTAGACAAGGGGAACATGTTGTTTATATAATATAAGTAATATAAGTCGAAGGAGTGTCTATTATGGCGGGGAAAAAGAAAAAGCCAGTAGACGAAATATCAAACAAACCTTTGACACAAGAAGAAATAGACCATTTAGATAAAATCGAAGAAGAAGTAAAACAAGAATTAGCAGTATCCAAGGTAAAGAATGACGTTAAAGATTTATGTGGGAAGATAATGAAATATTGTGAGGCTCAATCGGGGATAACTCTTCACCCTTATCAGAAGGAGTTTGGGGAGTGTATCGTGTGGAGTTTAATCACGAACCAAGGTGAAGAGATAACGGCCCTCTTTAGTCGTCAGTCGGGGAAGACGGAAACGGTTGCGGTAATATTAGGCGGGTGTATGGTAATCTTGCCTGTATTGGCTAAAGCGATGCCTGATATGTATGAGATTGGGATGTTTAAAGACGGATTGATGGTTGGGCTGTTTGCTCCATCGAATGAACAGTCGTTTACGGCTTTTTCAAGGATACGGGAGCGGATACGGTCTAAGAATGCACAGATGATTATGAATGATGTTGAGATAGATACGTATTTAGAGAATGACGGTAAAGGGAATCCGATGATGTTGAGTAATGGTTCCTTTGTGCGTATGCAAACTGCGGCGAAACAGGCTAATATTGAATCAAAGTCTTATCATATTGTATTAATTGATGAAGCACAGGATTGTGATAATACAAAAGTTAAGAAATCGATTCATCCAATGTTAGCGGCGTATAATGGGACGATTATTAAAATAGGAACATCTAATACGAAACGTAGTGATTTCTATGATGCGATTAGGCGGAATATACGGAATGAACAGAAACATGGGGCAGTTAAAACCCACTTCCAATTTGATTATAAAGTAGTATCGAAGTATAACCCTAAGTATAAAACGTTCGTTAATAAAGAGATTGACCGGTTAGGGTATGATAGTGATGAATTTAGAATGGCCTATCGCCTACACTTTATTCTTGAGCGGGGTATGTTTATTACTCAAGACGAGTTAGAGGAAAAGGTATTTGACTATACGTTGAAACATTCTGATTCTGAAATGGACTTTGATTGTGCGGTTGGAATAGATATTGCTAAAGGTGGAGACAATACGGTCGTTACGGTTTTACGGGTAGACCATAATAATATGGTGAAGAATGATGATACTGGGGAAGAATACCCTGTTAAGGAATTAGTTAACTGGTTAGAGTTCAATGGAGAAGACCATGAAATACAGTTTCAACAAATAACGGATTGGTTAGAACAATTTGCTGTTAAATCTATTTTTATAGATAGTACGGGAGTTGGAGACCCGGTAGCTGACCGTTTTTCTTACTATTATTATGGACAGGCTGATGTAGAGGGGTATAAGTTTACTAGACCTTCTAAGTCAGTTATGTGGAAAACATTATATGCGGAGATTACGGCGGGGCGGTTAAAGGTTCCGGCTCATGCAAGGACTCAGCGGTTACGGTCATGGAAGAAGTTTCAGTCTCAAATGTTGGATTTAGAAAAGGACTATGTTGGTCAGTATATGGTATGTCAACATCCAGATGAAAAGGGAGCACATGATGATTATTGTGACTCTTTAGCATTGGCTGTACTCGCCGCTCAATCGGATAATATGCCGGAGATTCAACCAGAGGATAACCATTTATATGTTACTCGGAATGATGCGGATAAGCGGTTATTTGGTACTTGGGGAGCGAATACAAAGAAAACTAGTCGTAGGCGTTAAACCTATTAAAATAGGTAAAAGATTTATTGCGTATTCTATTAAATAATGCTATTATTAGGTAGAAGTAGAATTATTTACTTGACAATTAATATGACATTTATGAGACACAATGATAAACATTCAAACACTATCCTTTCACGATAGTTTGTTTATCATTGTGTCTTTTTGCGTTTTCACAGGAAAATGGAGGGGTGCAAATGTCATGGAGAGTAATTGAAGTCTCTAATCAAGACTTCCTCTTACTAAAGGAACATAACCGGGCTATCGAATGTACGATGGTGGACGGTGTTCGACTTATCCCGAATGAGGGTATCGAATTAGTTTCTGAAAATGGTCAAAGGTTAAATGCTATTTATGACCCAAGTGTAGGTATTCGCAAGATAAGAGATAATAACCCCTATTATTCACATTCTAAGAATCGTGACCTTGCTTTATTGAATGATATGCTCTCCAACCCGGATGTAGATACGATTATCCTCGATGGATATTTCGGTACCGGGAAAACTTCTAATGTTATGGCTCATGTAGTTTACTATATGAAAAATAACAAAAATGCTAAAGTCTATATCTCAAAACCTCATGTTCCTGTAGGAGCCTCCTACGGACACTTGCCGGGAGAACTTAAAGATAAAATTCATTTTGAATTTAAATCTTATTATCAGTACATTGACCGTTTTTGGGGAAAAGGTATGTCGGACAAGCTTATTATGATGGCTAACGCTACTGATGCTCTAAAACAATCAATGGCTTATAAAGAACTCGGCGGGATTATTCTTGAGGCTTTGCCTTTTGAATATATAAGGGGTTTGGATATTGAAGAGGGTTGGGTTATTTTAGATGAAACCCAAAACACCAACATACAAGAGGTGGCTAGCTTTGTATCTCGTCTTGGAAAGAATGTGAAGTTTGTAGCCCTCGGTGATACATCCTCGGCACAGATTGACCGGAAAAGTGTTGTTAATCCCGGTAAGAACGGCTTCGCGTTTTTAAAAGAGGTGTACAAAGATAAACCATATAGTGGCTCTATCGGGCTAAATACCCGTGACCACATCTTAAGAGGGAATAGGGTCAAGCATTTGCATGATGCTATTTCCTCTTTAACAAATTTTTAAGGAGGTAACAGAAATGGCAAACATGACTACTGGTAGTTCATTGAAGAACGGTAACAAACGTGTTAACCGTGCTAATGCTCAAGTAGATGGTCGTTTTGTTTCCAACTTTGGTACAGGCCAAAGTATGGCTACTGACCGTCAAAACCCAATGGAATCTAACAAAAATGGTGCAATTCATCTTAGCCGTGGTGTTTAAGCATGAGTAGCGAAATTTTAGGAGGCGGGTCGGTTTTACCACCTTCCTCCGATGATTATAAACGTATGTGGGAAGAACAGTCTAAACAACTTTCTTCTAATGAATATAACCGTCAAGCGGAAGATAATAAACGGATGGCTCGGAAACAAGTATTCCAAGAAGCCGTTCAAAAAGCGGTTGAGGTAAGAGACCCAAGGTTATCTGACCTTTTCCATTCTTCCATTAATCTTCGTGACAGAAAGTAGGTGAATCTTAGTGGCGAATCCTTATGAAACAGGGCTATCTTTAGGCGGAAGTAGAATTGTAGGAAATCCTTACACTCTCCAAATGGGATTGACCCAAGAAGAACTAACTAGGGTATCGGAAGAACTGGTATATTGGAAGTTTTATAAGGGAAACCAATGGAACTATAAGCGTCCGGAAGGGGAACCTCAAAACACCATTAACTATTCCGCCCGGTTTGTTGATAAGGGAGTCGCTTTCCTTATGGGGAAAGGATTCACTATTAATGTTGAGAAGGAAGCGGAAGGAATTACGAAACCTTATTTAGATAAGGTTTGGGATGATAATAACCGTTTGGCTCTAGGTGTAGAAATGGGACAATCCGGCGGGATAACGGGGAATGCGTTTGTTAAAGTTGCTTTAGAACAATACGACAAAAACGAAGACCCATTATTATACGAGTTTTATCCTAAAGGCCGTATTCGCCTTACTGTATTACCTTCTTATTCGGTATTTCCTAGATGGAACGCTCATGACAAAGACCGTATGGATGATTGTAAGATTATCTACCCTATCGAAATTGTAGACGATAAGGGCCGGGTCGAAACGAAGTGGTATCGTGAGGAAATTACGAAGAAAACCATTAAGGAGTACCTTGACGATAAGTTGGTTAATACCCGTAAGAATGACCTTGGTGCGATTTATGTTGTTCGTATCCGAAATTTAATTGTTGCAAACCACTCTTTAGGTAAATCGGATTTACAGGATATAATCCCATTACAAAAAGAGTTTAATGAAAAGACAACAGATGTTTCGGATATCATCAACTATCACGCTTCACCTATTACGGTGGTATATGGAGCCAAAACCAATAACCTTGAAAAAGGTGCTAGGAAAATTTGGGGTGGGTTACCTAAAGATGCGAAGGTAGAAAACCTTGAACTTAAGACGGATTTATCTTCTAGTATGAACTACATAGAGTTAGTTAAAAACGCTATGTTTGAGGTTGCTAGTATGCCGGAGGATGCTTTAGGTGCTAAAACCGCTGTATCGAATACTTCTGGGATTGCCCTTCATATTAAGAACCAACCGCTTATTGATACAAATAACAATAAGAGAATTACGTATAGTACCGGCATTGAGGAAATTAACCGTTTGATTCTTCGGTATGCGGATGTGTATGAGTTAGAGGACTTTGATAAAGCGGGATTTAATAAGTTAAAACCCGTTGAAAAATGGTCTACGGATATTGTATTCCCTGACCCACTTCCAAAGGACGAACTTATACAAATGCAGATTATTGCTCAGAAACTTACCAACCACCTTATTACAAGGTTGGATGCGCTTAAGGAGTTGGGTGAATATGATGCGGTTACCAAACTGGAAGAAATCAAAAAGGAATTTGTTGAATGGCAAAATCTTATGTTTGAAGCTATGCCTCAAGTTGACCCGGTTACTGGACAACCAAAGGCTCCGAAGCAACCGAACATTGGCGGGGTTAACCGCGATAAAGCTGATTTAACAGGTCAATCCGGGCGGAATCACAGTAAGAAAAAGACGGAAGGTAAAGAGTAATGGTTAAGATTAAGGATAATCCTATATACCGTTTATCTAAAAGGCGGATACGAGACTACCGTAATGGTATTGAAGTGTACGGAAAGAAGTCGAAAATCCTTTTAGATAAATATAGGCCGACTCCTTCTAACCAAGCCTTTATTCAAAAATGGCTTTTCTCTTACGCTACTGAACTATCTATTTATACCCTAGAGCATCTAACGGAGTGTGTGGATGAAGTTATTCATTATACGATTAACTTCTATAATAAACGGCACAAAGGTAAACGGCTTGATATTCGAAAGAAGGACGAGTTGTTTATGAAGATTCGGAAGGAATTTCTCCTTACGGACTTCAAAGATGCTACTGTAGACCAACGTATTTCACAGGCTGACCGGAGGTTAAAGGTAAACCTATTAAGGGAACTGGAAACACTCACACAGGCCTATGCTACGGGGCTACCGGACTATGAAACACTCATTAATACCATTACAGGTAAGGACTATCAAAACGGCGGTACGGCTTATAGATGGAACTCACGCTTGGTCTTGTCGGAAATGTATCGGGCTTATCAGTTTACTGGTAAAGTGGTACTCGCTGAACTAGGCGTAAGTGAGGTCAAGTGGGAAAACTCCCCGCGACATAAACCGAATGATTCAATCATTGACGAGTACGCTGAAAAGACGTACAAGCCGGATAAACTGCCGGAGTACCCTTATCCTTGTAATGATAGTTATTTTATACCTATCTATTAGAAATTAGGAGGATTAGGAAAATGGGAGAACAAAATCCAACACCAATTACGGAACCTGTTACAGAACCAGTAAAACAACCTACTCAAGAACCTTCTACACCAGTGGTACCGCCGGTTGCAGAACCACCAAAAGCGGAGCCAAAAGGTGAACCTAATGTAATTGAGTTACTTTCTTCTGTTGATAAAGCTACTTTACTAAAACTACCAGTAGTACAAGGCATTTTAGAGGATGCTCGTCAACAGGAGAAAAACAAGTTGTACAAAACTATTGATGATAAGGACAACACAATCAAACAACTAAATCAAACGATTAGTGACCTAAAATCCGATTTGAAAACTAAGGAGGATTCAACAATGGAGAACGAAAAAGAACTCTTGGCCCAACTTCAAGCGATGAAAGAGGCTCAAGATAAGTTGATTAAAGATATGGAGACAGAAAAAGAGAACGCTCGTAAGGCTGAACTTGAAAGCTACAAGGCTACTAAGATTGCCGGAGCAAATGGCGAAATCGTAGCGGGTCTTGTTCGTGGTAATACGAAAGAAGAAATTGATGCTTCTATCGAATTAGCTAAACAGGAATACCAAAACATTGTCGCACCACTTAAGAGTCAATTAGAAGAAGCGGGCAAGCCTAATGTGGCTAATGCACCGAAACCTTCTAATCCAAACACACCGCCAGTTATGGAAGTAACGGCAGAAGATTTACGGGCTATGTCTCCGGCGGAATACGCAAAGCATAGAGAAAAATTACTTGCACAAGCAAGAAAATAATTTAGGAGGTAATTAGGAAATGGCAACTACTTTAACTAGTAACTTAACTCAAACTATTCTTAACGTTTATTCAAAGGAGATTGAATTCTTCGCTCAACCGGTATTACGTTTTACTCAATTTGCGGTAGAAAAAACTGACCTTCAAGCACAGTCTGGTTTATCTGTAACGGTTACTGTATACGATAACTTGGCTATGGGTGGTTCATTAACTGAAAACACTCCTATTAACACTCAAACTCTTAGCACTTCTCAAAAGAGCATTACTGTAAGAGAATACGGTAACGCTGTAGCGGTAACTGAATTGTTACTACAAGCTTCTTTTGATGATGTTATGGGTAGTGCGGCGAAACTTTTAGGAATGGACTACGCTAAAGTTGTAGACAAAGAGTTAATGAACACTGTTCTTGGTGGAACTCAAGTTGTTTACGGCGGACAACGTACTTCTCGTGGTGCTTTAACGGCTACTGATAAATTTGATTCTACTGTTATCAAGGACGTTACAGAAGTTCTTGCTACTCAAAATGCGGGTAAATATGCGAACGATTACTATGTAACTTTCGTACACCCACATCACACTCGCGGACTTCGCGATAACCCAGAGTTCCAAAACGCTACTTCTTATGGTAAGCAGTATGCGGGTGAAATCGGACGTATTCACGATGTAGTATTCATCGAGACTACTCAAATGCCGATTATCGCTAAAAATACAAACGGTGCTCCGGCTACTGTTGACGTATATCAATCTGTTGCATTTGGTGAAAATGCTTATGCGTTCGCTATTGCACTTCCTGTTGAAATGCGTGACGGCGGTATTGAAGACTTTGGTCGTGTACACAAATTAGCTTGGTATGCTATTTTCGGTACTGGTATTCTTCAAAACAACTCAATCGTTCGTATTGAAACTGCTTAATAGGTACCCAAGAAACTAGGGTAGGGCTACTCAAGAATCTGGGGTAGACCTACCCAAGAATTTGGGGTAACAATATAAAACTAAAATATTAATAAAAAATAAAAAATTGTTTTTTCTAAAAGGAGGTAAACGGAATGTACCATAATCATACGGAACATACCAACAAGCTACTTAAGAAAAAAGCGGATATTGCGGTACCTAATGCTATTGCTATGGCGGTATCTACTCCAACTAAGGCGGAATACGATGCTCTGGCTACTGCGTTCAATGCTTTGGTTACTCAATTAAAAGATATCAAAACTCAAATCGGTTAATTTTAGGAGGCTTATAACATGGCTGAAAAGAAACTTGAAAAAGTAGAAGTTGTAGCAGAGCAAGCGGTTGTAGCGGAAGCTAAACCAATCGTGGTTAAAGAAAAATTCGTTAAAATTATCCCTAAGAACTCCGGCCTGCACTATATTGGCGGGACTTGGTATGACTTAGAAAAGGATAAAGAAGTTGAAGTACCAGAGGACGCTAAACGTGTTCTTAAAGAAGCGGGAGCGATTTACCTCTAATCGAAAGGAGGTAGGGCTTTATGGCTGATATTAATGAATTAGTTTCTAAGCTAGACCGCCGGGTACAACCGAATGATGAATTTTATAAATTTACTTCGGAGGATTTACTTGGTGAGATAGAGGACACTATTTCTCTTTTAGACTTAACAGTAGAAACGCTTACGGCTAAACAAGAGGTACTAGTTCTCTATAAGGCTAGGAGTTCTTGTTATTACGCTCTTGCGAGTA